TGCTGTTCTTCTTCAACCGCAACCCGGGCCTGTTCCTGCCCCTGATTGCCCTGCAGTACCACGAGGTCCGCCTGGACTTCGACCTGACGGCGACCTTCTCGAGCTACTTCGGCAGCAACAGCCCGGTGTTCGAGGTGTGGGCCAACTACGTGTACCTGGACACTGAGGAGCGCCGCCGCTTCGCCCAGAAGGGCCACGAGTACCTGATCGAGCAGGTGCAGCACACCGGCGGTGACTCTATCACGGCCTCGGGCAACCCGGGCGCCCAGACGATCCGTCTGTCCTACAACCACCCGGTGAAGGAGCTGATCTGGTGCTACCAGAACACCACCTCCACGGCCACCAACAGCATGTGGAACTTCTCCACCTCGGCCCAGAACGTGAACGTGACGGTCAACACGCACCCCACGGTCTCTTACTCGGCTCTGCCCCACACTCTGGGCGCGCCCCGCCTGTTCTCCAACATTGCCCCGGCGTCCACGACTGCGGGCACCCTGACCTCCAACATTGGCTGGGTCGAGGAGGGCACGTCCAACACGACCACGGCGGCCTCTTGCGAGGTGGGCCCCCTGTACAACTTCAAGCTGGTGCTGAACGGCCAGGACCGCTTCAAGGAGCAGATCGGCAAGTACTTCAACCAGTACCAGCCGTACGTGTACCACAGCGGCACCCCGTACCCGGGCATCTACGTGTACTCCTTCGCGCTGCAGCCCGAGGAGCACCAGCCGACCGGCACGTGCAACTTCTCTCGTATTGACAACGCCCAGGTGGCGATCAACATGAAGAGCGGCTACTCGACCCCTCTGCAGAAGATGTTCGCGGTGAACTACAACATCCTGCGTATCCAGTCTGGCATGGGCGGCCTGGCCTTCTCCAACTAGACGGACCGAGTACGTAGTACTCGTGACGCGGAACAATCAAAAAAATCAAAAAAAAACGGGCTTCGGCCCCAAGAACCGGATCGGGGTCCTTGGGGCAGAATTTTATACATTAAATATAAAATGAACTATACTCTCGTACTGCTGGCCTTCTTTTTCGGCTTGATCCTGGGCTGGATGGCCCCCAAGAAGGCGGCGTATCAGACGGACGGATTCACGCGCATCAGCGTGGGATATGACTACCCTTACAATGATATCAGGGAGATGGATGGGGGTCCGGGTGAGTGCGCCCGGGCCTGTGCGGGCACGGCAGGTTGCAATGGATTCATCCGCAACCCGAAAAACGGCCACTGCTGGCTCAAGACGAAGCTCGAGGGTGGTCGTGCCGCGGCTGATCGCAACGGCTTCATGAAGGAGGTCTAGACTCGATCCAGCACCCGCCAGTCGCCCTTGAGGGCCGCAAACTCTTCCTCGATCGTCACGATGCAGAATTCTGGATCAAAATTGGGAGAGCAGCAAAAAACATCGATATAAATCTTATTGTCCTCTGGGTACGTATGGGCCGAGAAGTGGCTCTCGGCCAGAACGAGAACGCCCGTTGTACCATGGGGCTCAAATTGGTGAAAAGCCCGGGCCACCACTGTGAACCCGCACTTTTCAGCGATTCGATTCATAATATTCTCGAGATGGGTGCTCCGTGCGACCCATACGCCCTCGATGTGACCCACGAGGTGCGTCTTCTTCATTTACTTTCTAAGGATTGTTAATTTTATATACGATCAGAATGATTGCCCCGACCATGTAAAGCAGCCCAAAGTACATCTGGCCCGGCTTGCGATACTGCGTGGACTGGGCCGCGACCATGTTCGCAATCGCCAGGGCCGCGAGCAGGATCACAAAGATGACGAAGAAAAACATATTAAAGTCGGCAGCCATTACTATATAAAAGCAAAATAATGTCGGGCCCAAAACTTATGAAAGAAATTGCGGCCCAACAACCCGACCTGACGATCGAGGAGCTTCTGGATCGTGTACGGAACGCGCAACTCAAGGACTGGGCCGGCCGCCTGAAGAGTATCCAGACGAATTCCGTTCTTGAATTGCTCGAGGCCGCGACAACCTGGGACCTATCCCGGGAAGATGTCGAACAGCTCTTGAGGATAATGATCGAAGAATTTCCGCCTGAAATTGGGGACGAGGCCCGACGTTTACTGGAAAGTCAACTAGGCTGGTCTATTTACATTTTCATACAAAAACACTACGTGGTCCCGGACCATCCGGGGTGTTTCTTTAGGGTGCGAAGTTGGCCTTGGTGTTCTCGTTCCACCAATACACGAGGAACAGACCGCCCATCACCAGGGTCGTGTTCTTGATGGCCTCGGTATAGTCCTTACGGACTTCTGGCTGGAGCATTGGCTGGACGCCGAACAGGATCAGGGCCAGGCCCAGGATCAACGTAATGATATCACTCAGCAAGCCGGGCATTTTATAATTAAGGATATTTTTATTTTATACTTAAATGAACTTTGCGTATATAGATCCGGCGGGTCTTTTATCGGAGATTCTGAGGCCCCAGCCGGCGGACACGGTCCAGGCTATTCCTTGCGAGCTCCCTGATAATTGGAAGAACTTTGAAAAGACCCTGGGCGATTTCAAAATGGAACTCGCCCGGAATCAGGTCGCCCTGGTCCGGAACCTCTCAATTTTGAGTGAAAAACAGGAGGAGATCGGGGTTCTCAAGATGATGGCCGATAATGTGTCCTCGCCTAGCTTAAAGGAAACGCTCGCGAATCTTATAGACAACTTCGAGTCCGATGAGGGCATCTCGGCCCTGACTCAACAATGTGGGGAGATTAAGGGGGTGGTCGACGCGCAGAAGCGGATCCTACAGGAGACGAACGCCGAAAGGTACGCCAAGTTCACTTGCTTTGTTTGTATGGACCGGTTAATTGACCTTTGTTTTGACCCATGCGGGCACGTCATGTGCGAGCCCTGCTGGACCCGGACCCAGAACAAACGGGACTGCCCCGGGTGTCGGACCAGGCTCATCGGGGCCCGCAAAATTTACCCAATGTCTTGAAGCATCGGTGTCCGAGTGGTCCAAGGAGGCGGATTCAAGTCTGGCTGGAACAGGTGCTTCGCACCTGACTGAAAGTCCCGCTAGCGCAAGCTGCACGGGTTCGAATCCCGTCCGATGCAGCCGCGCGCACATAGTATAGGGGTTAGTACAGCGCCCTTCCAAGGCTCAAGGCCGGGTTCGAGTCCCGGTGTGCGCAAAATCTGGAGAATAATAACATCCTCCAGTAATATCTGACCTTAGCTCAATTGGTAGAGCGAAAGACTGTAGGCACCCAGTGTCTGTCCGGGATAGTCAATTATCTTTAGGTCACGTGTTCGATTCACGTAGGTCAGAAACACGCCCTTGTAGCTCAGCTGGTTAGAGCACGGTGCTAATAACGCCGGGGTCACAGGTTCGAAACCTGTCAGGGGCAGCTTTCGTAGCTCAGTTGGTAGAGCACCCGTTTAGTAAGCGGGAGGTAATGAGATCGAAACTCATCGAAAGCACTTACGGTTCCATAGTATAATTGGTTAGTACATAGGACTCTGAATCCTGAAATGGGAGATCGAACCTCCCTGGAACCTTCGACCCGAATACGTCGCTAAACTGTTCCGTGCTCCTGTAACTCAGTCGGTAGAGTGGCAGGCTGTTAATTTGGGAACAAAATTAACCGAGACCTGCAAGTCGTGCGTTCGAACCGCACCGGGAGCGTTTTTTTAGTCGGGCTCACTTCCCCGCTTAAAAAAGCGCAACGTAAAACTGTAAAATGAGTGCCCGTCTCGTGGACCATATGGGTTCGGATGCGGCCATCGTCCAGGCCGCCCGTGTTTCTTATGGGCCCGGGACCAAGTCCGTGAGCGACGACCGGGCCCTCATCCGCTATCTCATGCGTCACAAGCACACGACGCCGTTTGAGATGGTCGAATTCAAGTTTCATATTCGGGCCCCGATCTTCGTGGCGCGTCAGTGGCTCCGGCACCGGACCGCGTCCGTGAACGAGATGTCGGCCCGATATTCGATCGTGCCCGACGACTACTTTCTTCCCGATGAGCTCCGTAAGCAGTCCTCGAGCCGCGGCCAGGGCGGCGAGGAGCCGTACGGTGAGGGGTCCGAGAACCTCCTGCGCCACCAAAAGGCCTCGTGTGACCTCGCGTTCCTCACGTATGACGAACTGATCCGCAAGGGCGTCTCGCGCGAGCTGGCCCGTACGCACCTGCCCCAAAGTACCTTTACCGAATTTTACTGGAAAATTAACCTTCACAATCTGCTCCACTTTCTGGAGCTCCGCATCGAAGACCACGCCCAAAAGGAGATTCGGGACTTGGCGAAGCAAGTCTACGATCTGATCCGGCCGATCGTCCCCGTGACCTGTGAAGCCTTTGAGGACTTTCGGCTCGGGTCTATGACCCTGTCCCGACTCGAGATCGAGGCCCTGCGTTCAGGGACCCTGACGGTTCCTGGAAAGGGTGAGAATGCCGAGTTTCAGGAAAAGCTTAAAAGGATCGATCGTTGCGTACAATAATGGACCGTGAGCCCGAACTTCTTCAGATTCTCAAGGAGCGCGGGCCGATTTCACCCAAGCGTCTGGCCCAACTGACGGGTCTGTCCCGTCGTTGCATCAACGGGGCGCTCCATGGATCCAAGTTTACGTGCAAGACTCACACGCGGCCCGCCAGTCACGTGAGTACGCGGCCCGTATGGACCTGGTCGCCCGTACCAATCCGCCCAAGTCCGGGTCCGACGATCAATTCTCGGAATAAAATTCTTCGTCGTGCGGCCAAGCTTAAAGCCGACGAAGAGCAGTAACTTATATGAAGACTAAAATACCGGCGGCCCTAAGAGAGCAAGTCTGGCTCTTGTGGTGCGGCGATCGGCTCTTTAAACACAAGTGCCTCGTGACATGGTGCGAAAACGTCATGACGCCCTTTAATTTCGAGGTCGGACACAACGTCCCGGAAAGTAAAGGGGGCGCGACAGATCTGAATAATCTTCGTCCAATCTGCCCCAAATGCAATAGATCTATGGGTGACGAATACACGATCGATCAGTTTTCGGCTCTATCGAAGCCCTCGGCGCATTTATGGGAATGCTTCCGGTTTACACGACAATCTTCGTCGGAAGGACACTCTGAGTCTCGATAAGGAACTTCATTTTGTCTTGGGTCTTGCGCTGGAAGAACATGAATATGAAGACGATCAGGGGCAGGGCTTTCATTTCCCCGAGATCACGGTGGACGTACCCAGCGACGCCGTCGAGCGGGAAAGGGATCTTCTTAATCATACCCCGGGACAGGTATACAAACGCACCGATCAGCCCGAACTGGAGTGCGACCTCGATGAAGGTCCAAAACTTGCGCTTCTTTTTATCAAGGCCCGGTGTGACTTTGTCGAGCCAGTGCGAGAACAAAAAGGCCAAGATGAAACTCAGGAGTCCGACATACGCAACGCCGATTAGGCGAACCGTCTTGAGTGCAATTTCACCCATGCTTACTATTGTTAAAGAAAAAAGAACATATGAAGTTGGGTACAAGTACCCAACCCCGTCCCTGTAACTCAGTTGGTTAGAGTGTGGATCTTATGAACCAGTTACGTAGTAACTGCGCCCCCGGGGGAACAGTCGCTGCGCGACTGACTAAAACAGTCCGAAGTCGAGAGTTCGAGCCTCTCCAGGGACAGGAAAAGCTTTGCTTTTCCCGAGGCTCTGTAGCACAATTGGATAGTGCACTCGCCTTCTAGGTCGAAACTTTGTTTCACCCGGCGCGAGCGAGAGGTTGTGGGTTCGAGACCCACCAGAGTCGTCATCAGTGTCCGAGTTGGTCCAAGGAGCCAGACTTAAGATCTGGTGGTCGCAAGACCGCGTGGGTTCGAACCCCACCTGATGAAAACATACACTCCATAAAATCTATGTTTGTACTAATAGATGGATTTTATGAAATGTATCTGGGATTCAGACAACGTGGCCCATGTCACGTTGATAGTTCGGGACTATCCCGAGCAAGGAGTCACGTTAGATGAGCTCAAGCCCATGATCGAAGAAATCAGGGAGAAATCGACCGGGATGATTATAAAGGCCGACCTGGCCGGAGCGCCCCTTGTGAACATCGATCGCTTCAGACTTATCGTGAAGATAGTGCGCGAGGTCGTGGATTACACGCGGGACGATGACCTGCTCCGTCAGATCCAGTTCGTCAATACGGGCTTTGTGTTCAGGGCCCTGTACGGCCCGATCAGTTACGCTATACCCAAATACTTTCGCGATTTAGTAGTATTTTTATAAACTCGAATTATATTAGAATGGTCTGTGATTGGTTACGTTTCGATCCGGACCTTGATCTCAAGATTCTTCGGGTCGAGATCGATGTGGGTCGCTTACTTGAGTTGCAACCGGCCACGGCCGAAGAGACCGATGAATTTTGTCAGGAACTTTATCCGGTCCTTGACAAAATCACAGAAATTTGTGTCAAAAATAGTCTGACCCAGACATGTACGGCCGATCTGGACCGGGTCGACATGACCCGACTAAAGCCCGTCACTATGATGAGGATAATCTGGAATGTCTACGAGCATACCAAGTCTTGTATTTTGCTCCAAAAATGCGAAGTCCATGGGGGCGGCTCAATTTTCAACGCACTCGTCGAGGCGGTCCGGGGGTTCCTCCCCAAGTTCATGCGCGACATGGTCGTATTAATTTAATAACAAAATAGAGGATCATGAAAATTATCAACTCTTTTCCATATTGGAATCCGAGTCGGGCGAAAAATCCAAAGTCAATCGTGCGGTCAAAACCGATGTCACCGGTAAGGGCCGACATGAGGGGAAAGAGCCCGTTCCGGGATGCAGCGTCCCCTTGGCTCGTCAAAAGTTCCCGGGTGCATAGAATTTTCAATGGAAATCGGTTCAATTGAAAATCTACCCCGACCTTCATGAATTTTGGATCAAAAACCGAAAGCTTCCGGGCGCATTCGAGGTTGATGAGGTACGAATGGGTCGCGAGGGGCTGGGCCTCATAGAGGTTGTTCGTAACGCGCCTACGAAAAATGGGCGTAATGTACCCTATGAAAATCATGTCCCAGTTTGGGACCAGTGCCGCCTCCTCGAGGATACCGTCCAATTTTGTTTTGAAATTAGGAAGGAGTTCTATATCGTCCTCAAGGACCAGGGCCAGCCGGTGGCCTCGCGAGACCATGTCCCGCCAGACCCTCACGTGACTCACGGCGCATCCGTACTCGGCAGGGGTGATATAGAGGTCCCGGGGGGACTCTTTGCGTCCGTCGGTGGCTCTGAAGAATTCGACGTCGAGTCCTTCACGGGCGAACTCGGTCTCGGCCTTTTTTCGTCGGTCTGTTCGGCGCTCGAGATTGATGCAGTAAACGTGCATGAGGGCCCCTGACTATCACCATCATTTTTTAGACCATCATCTATCGCATGCGTCATTAGATCCACCACGTGCCAAGAAAGAATCATCACGACGAACAACCGGGCCCGCCAATCAATATCCGGAATGAATTTTAGGATCAAAATTGCCGAGATCATACAGACTGCATGGACCCACCAACTCGCTTTG